ATGGCGCTGGAAACGTTCGCGGGAGCGCCTGGGCAGCGGGTGTCCTACGAGGGGATGCGGGCGGGCATCTACGCCCGCAAGTCCAACTACGCGGGTAAGAAGAAGTCGAAGCACCGGTCGGTCGCGGAGCAGCTCGAAGCGTCGCACGCGGACGCCGGCCGGCTCGGCGTGACGGTTGACCTGGGATGCGAGTACGTCGATGACGGCATCTCGGCGTCGCGTTACGGCCGTGGCGAGCGTGACGAGTTCGAGCGGCTGCTCGACGACATTGCGCACCGCCGGCTCGACATGGTGATCTCGTGGGCATCGACCCGGCTGCAGCGTGACTTGGCGGTGTACGTCCGTCTGCGGGACGCGTGCGCCGCTGCTGGCGTGTTGCTGGTCTACGGTGGTCGCGTCTACGACATGGCGTCGAAGGATGACCGGTTCCGGACCGGCCTCGATGCACTGGTCGGCGAGCGCGAGGTCGACGAGCTTCGGGACAACGTCAAGCGGTCGCTTCGCGCGAACGCTGCGAACGGCCGGCCGCACGGTCCGACCCCGTACGGGTACAGGCGCGTCTACGACGAGCGCACTGGCGCGTTTGTCGAGGTCGTGCTGCAGGAGGACGAGGCGCCGGTCGTCCGGTTCATCTGCACCCGGTACGCCGACGGCGACGGGCCGGCCAAGATCAGGCGGGAGCTGGAGGCGAAGAGGATTCCACCGCCGGCCGAGCGGTGGACCGCGAAGCAGGTCGAGACGGTCGCCTTGGGTCCGGTGAGGGATCACCCGATGCACGCCGAGATCCGGGCAGAGGCCAACAGCCGCTTGCTCCGAGACGAGGAGCCTGCGGCAAGCATCGCCGCCGACTTCAACGAGCGGGCCCTGCCGGCCGTGGCCGCGGAGTGGAACACGTGGACGATCAAGAAGATCGCGAATGACCCCCGTTACCTGGGCATTCGGGTAAGCCATGGCGTCGCGACCAAAGAGAACGCGTGGCCGGCCATCATCGACCCGTCAACACACGCGCGCTGCTTGGCGATCAGCACGAAGCGCGCGTCGACACGGGAAGGTTCTCGACCGACCGCCGCAGCACACTGGCTCTCGGGCATCGGGCGCTGCCACAAGTGCACTTTCATCTTCTACACCGGCAGCCGCCGGCACCGGACGATCGACCCGGAAACCGGCGAGGGCAAGCAGGTCACCCAGTACAAGTGCAAGACGCCGGGACACGGGGAGACCAAGGGCTTCCACTTCTCGCTCGACGTCGAGCTCGTCGACAAGTACGTCGCGGGCCAGATGTTTGACTGGCTGTCAGAGCCGAAGTGGTTCGCGGCCTACCTTGCGGCCGACGAGAAGCGGGCGAAGAAGCACGCCGACAAGCAGGCCGAGCTCACGATCCTTCAGACACGCCTGCGTGCGTTCTACAAGTCGGCAGCGGCCGGCGAGATCTCTCCGGCGGCGCTGGCCGCGATCGAGGATGATCTCGAACCCAAGATCAAGGAGGCGGAGAAGGAGTTGACGACCCTGCGAGTGCCTCCGGTCGTCAAGGACATCGCCGTCGGGAGTCGCGAGGACGTCGCGAAGGCTTGGAAGCAGCTTGACTTGGAGCAGCAACGCCTCATCGCCGCGGCCTTGCTTGATGTCCGGCTGAAGAGTCCGGGGCAGGGCGTTCGGCCCACGGCCGAGACCATCGAGCGGTATGTGGTCGTCACCCCGAAGGGGATGACGCTCGGGGCATAGCCCCGAACAGCCAACGGGCCGCACAGCGTTCGCTGTGCGGCCCGTTGGCGTCGCCGGGGAACCTCATTAACAGTCGCCCCCTTGGCTCGACTCTGGGCCGCGGTCAATCAGTCCGTTGAGCGCAACCTCGATGGCGGTTGCGCCTGTTGGCGTGATGTGTCGGTCGTCAACCGCGAGGACGAGGTCCTCGTCGGTTGCCCGGACGACGGCCGGGGCGCCGGGGTCGAGTCGGGTGCGGCAGACCTTGATCATGCGGTTGGTTCCCCCTTAGAGCATGCCTCGCATGCCCGATTCGTACACAGTTACGAATCGGGCCTGCACACACTACCGTCGGGAAAGCCGCAGGTCACTCATGTTCGGTTGCGTGTTCAATCACTAGTTACGCACAGAACCTGACGCCCAGTTCCTCAAAAGCTCCTCGACCTTCGGCATGTCCGCCGGTCGTAGTCCCGGCACGTGGGCGACGACTACGGCCGCGCTTGGGGTGGTGGCGTCGAACGGGTCGCCGGCGGTCAGTCCGATGTACTGCTCGGCGGCTGCGGCCTGCACCTCTCGGAGGTCGCGACCTATTGCCGCGGCAACAGCTCTGACGATCCAGGGGGCGATCTTGACCGGCTCGCCGTTGGCGATCTTCCACAGGGAGTTGTGAGTGAGGCCCTGCCCGGTCTGCGGGTCAATGGCACTCTCGGCCAGTCGCCGATAGGTCACGCCGTCTGCTGCTGCCGCTTCGCGCACCATGTCGGCGAACGGGGTCGATTCCCACATCAGTTCTCATCTCCGTTCGTGTCGCGTTACGCGAACACACCCATTGAAGCGCACATGCCGCTGGTTGAACCAATCGTGATATGGCGTTGACGTGCAGTATTGGCCGTCCTAGGTTCGTAGCTGTCTCGAAACGGAGACAAGCGCAACGGCCTGAGCTGCAAGTTCCAGCGTTCCCCTTGTCTTCGTTCCGTAACAGAGTCAAGGGGGAGTAGATGTCTAACCGTGACCGTGTCGCCCGGTCTGCACACCTGCACGCGTGGCCAGATCCCACCGATGAGCAGCTCTCGCTCGTCGCTCGCATCCTGGGGCCGCATGTTCTCAGGGCACGAGCCGAGCGGCTCGCCGCCGAACAGGCTGCCGCGGAACAGGCCGCCCAGCCCAGCGTCGAGCGGATCGCGGCATGAGCGCGGGGCAGGTTGTCGAGTTTCTCGGGCCGCCGCCCGCGGCGGAGACCAAGCACGGCAGGATCGCGCGGGCTCTGCGGGATCGGCCGTCTGAGTGGGCGGTCGTCCAGCGGTCGGCCAGCATCACCCGGGCCGCGTCCGCGGCGCAGGCGATCCGGTCCGCGAAGCTCGGGGCGTACGAGCCCGCCGGCGCCTTTCAGGCCGTTGCGCGGACCGTCGAGGGCGAACACCGGGTCTACGCCCGGTGGATCGGCGAGCCGAGCCGACCGGCCGTGGTCGGGGGTGAAGCCGCGTGATCCGCGCCGAACTCCACCCGGACGGCTACACGGTCCGGCTCGACGTGACCGATGGGGCCGAGCGGCTGCTCGACCTGGTCGCGCTCGCGTTCGCTGCCGACGAGCAGCTCGTCGGCGAGCGACTTCGCGAGCTCGCCATCGCGGCAGCTCACCACCGGGCCCGGGCGCTCGACCCGCACGGGAGCGACTACGGCCTCGACTGGGCCGGCGCTGCGCTCGACGCCTCCCGAGACCGGGCTCGTGCCGGGGTGCGCTCCGCTCTGCTGCGTTGGGCGGTCCGCCGCCGGCGCGCGGCCGTGATGCGCCGCCGGCGGGCCGAGCTCGTCGACCTGCTGCCGGCCGGCGACGGCCTGCTCGCCGCCGATCTCTCCTACCGGGCCGCGGTCGGGCTCGGCGAGCAGCTGCAGCAGCTTGCGGCGCGCACGGTTGCCGGCCGCCGCCACATCGAACTGGAGTACGAGCAATGAGCGTGCACGCCCTTCCGCGAGCCCGCCCACTGTTCCTGGCCGCTGCCGTGGTCGCCGACGACGTCGAGGAAGTGCGGCGGATCTGGCGGGCGGCGCAGGCCGCCGGAGAGCCGCGGTGGTACCTCGACCTGATCGCGCGCGTCGGGCGACGCCGCGCCGGGGTCGGCGAGTCGTCGAGGGCGGTCGCGTGAGCAGCCGGACCGCCGTCGAGGACATCGTCGAGACGCCGCTGCAGCTCGCCATCGACGGGACCACACACCCCTACCCGACCCACGCCGCGCCTCCGCGCCAGCGGCGCCGGCCGCGGGTGCTGCCGATCGTCGAGGACCGGCCTACTCCGGGGCCCGGCCAGCTCGACGGGCTCGGCGTCGCCTCGTGAGCCCGCTCTGCGCGGCCGGCCGCATCTCGTGCGGCCGGCCTGCCCGCCCGTATCCATGCGGGCCGCGCTGTGACCGGCACACGCCGGCCGCGGTCGCCAACCGCCCCGCACCGCCATCCGTCCCGAACCACCCAAGGGGGAAACCACGTTGAGTCACGCCGCCCGAGATTGGGTGTGGGAGGAGTCTCGCGCCCGCGGCACGGCCCGCCTCGTGCTGCTGTCGCTCGCCGAGCACGCCGGCCCCGCGTGCACCGCCTACGGCTCGACCCGGAGCCTTGCCGCCCGGACCCGCGCGTCACAGCGGGCCGTCGTCGCGGCCGTCGACACCGCGCTCGCATCCGGCGAGCTGCAGCTCGTCGAGGGCCGGCGCGGTCCCCGCGGTGAGCGCGTCTACCGGCTCCCGCACGCCGTCGGATGGGTGCCCGGGGCCGACTCGGACGGGGGTGCGGATTCTGCTCCCCCGCCGGGCGGGGGGTGCGAAAACTGCACCAGCGGGGGTGCAGAAACTGCAGGGCAGGGGTGCAGTTCCTGCACCGGTGGGGGTGCGGATTCTGCACCCCAGAACCAGAAGGGAACGGGAGTAACGGGAGGGAAGCAGAGTGCGCGCACGCGCACGGGCTCTGCCGCCGCTCGTTCCTCCGCTACCTGCGCTCTGCCTCCCGACTGGCAGCCCGACGACGAACTGATCGGGTGGGCCGCGGTCTCCGGCCACCTGCAGCGGCTCGGCCTCGACGGCATCGACACCGCCACCGCGAAGTGGCTCGCTCACCGCGCGACTGCGCCCGAGCGGACCGCCGGTCAGTGGCGCGCTGACTGGCAGCAGTGGATCGCCCGGGAGCGGCCGGCCCGCGGTCCGCTGCGGGCCATCCCCGGGGGCGCCTCCCGCCCCTCACAGCCAGCTAACCGGAACGCCGCGCTACTGCAGGCCGCGCTCGACGAACTGAACGCCCGAGGGGGTGCCCGATGACACCGGAAGAAGTTGCCGCGCTGCTCGCCTACGTCGCCGAGCTCGACCCGCGCACCGCCAACGCGACCGCAGCCGAGGCCGTCGCGCAGCTGTCCCGGTGGTGCGAGCTGCTGCAGGACGTACCGGCCACCGCGCCCGACGGGTGGGACGCCGCCGCCACGGTTCGCCGGCACGTCGCCGAGTCCCCGTTCCCGATCCTGGCCGTCGACATCACCCGCCCATGGGCCGCGCACCGCCGGTCCCTACTCGCCCGGCACACCGACCCGCGCCCGGCCGTCGACCCCGACAACGTCGCGGCGTACCAGGCCGCGATCCGGGCACAGCGGCAGGCGGTCGCCACTGGGCAGGCCGTGCCGTCCAGCTCGCGGGAGCTGACCGGTGGGCCGCACCCGTCGGTCGCCGGGCAGCTCGGCGTCGGCCGGGCGCTGCCCGCCGGGGCTGCCGAGCAGCTCGCGCCGTTCCGGCCGGTGCGCGCGGCGCGGGAGGCCGCGGCCCGGGCCGGCCATCCGGACGCGCTCACCGTGGCGTGCGAATGGTGCCGGGCGTCGGCCGGTGAGCCGTGCCGACGTCGGACCCATCGCGGGACCGAGCAGGCCGGCACCTGGCACCGCCGAAAGACGCCGCACCCATCCCGCGTCGAGGCCGCCGCGATCCGGCCCGCCGAGCACGCCGCATAGCCGCGGCAAGCCGCCCACAACAAGCGCCCGAACCACCCCGGCAGGCCAAGCCCGAAAGCTCGAACTGTCGCTCACCGTAAGTGAATTCGCTACCTCGCGCGCCGCGACCGGTCGATGCGCCCCTCATGCGCGCGGGTGTCCGCGCCGCCCCTTCCGAAAGGTCACAGCCCGTGTCTGTCCCCTCCCGATTCCTCGTGCACGAGACCCGCGCCGCGCGGGCCCTGCCCATCCCCGTGCCTCTCCCCGCCGTGGCCGAAGTGCTCGACACCGTCCGCGCCGAGCTGCGCGCCGCCGGCCGGCCCGCGTCCGATGCCGCGCTCAGCGTGGACGAGCAGGGGCAGCTCGTCGTCGCGTACGTCCTCGACCCGCGGGACGTCCGGTGAACGCCCCCGCCGCCGGCACCCGGCCGGACGTCGAGCAGCTGCTGCACCTGGTCGAGCGAGCCGAGCGTGGCACCCTGCTCCCGGCCGAGGCCGAGCTGCTGCGCGTCGGAATCACCGACCTGTCGCAGTACCGGGAGTGGTGCGGCGAGTGGAGCCGCCGGCACACCCGACTGCGCCGGATCGCGGCACAGCGGCTGCGCGCGCTCCAGCGGGCGCTCGGCCGGGCGCAGCGGGGCCGGCTCGCCGAGGTCGAGCTCGCCCGCCTGCAGGCCACCCTCGACGGCGCGCGGCCGGCGCCAGCCCGGCCGAGCGGCGCAGCGTACGAGCAGCTGCTCGCCGCCGAGCTGCTCGACGGGTGGGCACTCGCCCGCGCCGCGGCCCGCCTCGAACCCGTCGCCCGCCGCACCCGACGCGGCGCATAGACCGGCCCGGGCGTCCCCGTACCGCCACAGAGGGACGCCCGGGCTCACCAACTCGCCACCACCGCAACACTCTTGGGGGAATCCACATGTACCCATCCGCCCGCGTTCGTCGAGCGGTCGAGCAGCTTCGCACCGTGCGGGAGCACTGGGGGTCGCTGCTCGTCGCCATCGAAGCTGCACCCACCGCCGAGTGGCCGCCGGCACAGCTATCGACCCACCTCGCCCGGCAGGCCGCCGACGAGGTCGAGCTGCTCGTCGGCGACCGCGCGCCGCTCACCCTGCGCCAGCACCCGGCGCCGGCCAACCTCGACGCGCTCGACGCCGCGCTGCGGGTCGAGTCCCTGCTGTTCGATCTCGCCGACACACTCGCCGCCGCGGCGCAGCGCCCGATCGGCCGGCGCCTCGTGTCCAGCCCGGGCCGGCCCGCTGTGTGGACGGTCGACGAGGTCGACGCCGGCGACCCGCGCCGGTGGACCTACCGCAGCCCCACCGACCCCGGTAGCCGCCGGCACGGCCTGCACTGGGCCGCGGTGTGGGTCGAGGGTCGGCTGCTCGACGAGGACACGGAGCCGGAGCAGCACGCCGGCGCACACAGCCGCGGGCCGGCGCTGTTCGGCCTGCTGCCCGAGCACCTGCAGCACGAGGCCGTCAGGGTCGCCGGCCAGTGCGAGCGGCTCGTGCTCGTCGCGCTGCAGCTCGACGCGCGCTCGACCGGCATCGGCCGGCCGTGCCCGTGGTGCGCGGCCGAGCTGACCCTGCATACCGACCCGCACGGCGCCCCGCGGGTGACCTGCCCCACCGGGCCAAGCTGCCCAGCCCCGACCGGGGCCGACAAATACGGGCGGCGCACGTGGCGCGCGGCTGAGCTCGTTGAGCTGCTCGCCACCCTCGACGACGGACCACGCATCGAGCGCGCCGCATGAGGGGGATACCCCCGGCCAGCGGGCCCAGGCACGCGTCCGGGCGACGGCCCGTCACCTCTCTCGGTGACGGGCTGTTTCGCATCGCAGCACTCCCGATCCAATCAACCCCAGCAGTAGTCGTAGCCGCAGCGGCCAACACAACCAACACAGCCACCGGCACACGGGTCCAACGTCGGGCGGATCACCGCGGGGGCTGTCGCAGCTTCCGGCACCTCCGGAGGGTCGTCAACCGGCAGAACGTATCTGAACCACTCGGTTCGCATCCGAAGGAACGCGGCGAGGACGGGGTCGTCCGGGTCACCAAAGATCTCCCGATACAGCTTGCTGAACTCGCTCAGGTCTCAGTGGGCCTTCCGGGAGTCACTCATAGCAATGTCCTTTTTGATAGTGAATGCCCCTTTCCCGCAAGCTTGGGGCGGCAAACACCTCCACCCCTGCGGACAACCGGGTCTGCCGCCACCCGCCGTCGGCCCGCCCCGCACATCAGTCGCCCAGGCCGTTTGGGTGCAGCAACGTGACCGCGCCGGAGGTCGCAACCGTCTTCCACCTGCAGCACGAGGCCATCAGGGTTGTTGGCCAGTACGAGCGGCTCGTGCTCGTCGCCCTGCGGCTCGACGCGCGCTCGGCCGACACCGGCCGGCGGTGCCCGTGATGCGCGGACAGCTGACCCTGCACACCGACCCGCACCGCGCCCCGCAGGCCACCCGCCCCGCCGGGCCGACCCGCCCGGCCCCAACCAGCGTGGACGGCCATGGGCGGCAGTCGCGGCAGGCAGCCGAGCCCGTCGAGCCGCTGGAAGTTCTTGATCGCGCGGCCCAGGGCCGCCGTCGCTGAGTCGCCCAGAAAGCCGTCGCAGCCAGCTACTGCACCGAACAAGATCTTTTGCCGCGCCCCTGAGGCCAAGTTAGCGTCAAGGCATGGCCGACAACCGCATGCCACCGGTTGCACAGATCGAACGCCGCCCCCGCCGCGCCCCAGTGCGGCGGAGTAAGGGCCAGATCAAGAACTGGTGGCGCAGCTACAGACTGAGCGCCTTCAGGCGGATCATGTTCGTACTAGCGGTAGTCGCCATAGTGCTCGGTGTTACGCCCTACGTCTGGCTGGGCCAGACAGCGGGCTACTCGAAGTCTTATGCGATCCTCCTAGGCTTCTCCAACCCGCTAGAGGTTACCCATGGGTCACTTAGTCAGACCCTCGGCTGCATCCTTGGCGCAGTCGGGTGGATTGCGCTACCCACGGTAATCGGCATCTTCGCAGGCGAGCTGTTCGCGCGCCGCCTGGCAGCCATGAGGCGCGCGACACGTTCCGAGATCGAGACTCAGGTCATGCAGCTGATGAACAGCTACAGGAGCGCACCCATCGCGGCGGCACCGTCCAATGACGGGGATGAACAGTGAGTATCCGCAAGCTGTGGGACATGAGGAACGGCTCCGGCACGCCTGTCGAGGCTCAGTTCGCTAGAAGATTTATCGAAGTTCACACCGATGAGTTATATGCACAGGACTGCTGGGAACGTACCGTGGACCTCCAAGCCGACGAGGCGATTTGTCCCGACGGGCCGAAGCAGACATCGTGCTGCGAGCAAGAAGCCATGGCGTGCCTGGCTCCGATCCTGCAGTCGGCGAACCTCTGCCCGTGGTGCGAGGCAGAGAAGAACCAAAGGAGTGTGGAACATGCCGCCCAAGAGCAGCGTTAAGCACGGCTGCGACTACCCTGAGCGGCGCCACTCTGAGACGCCGAGTCATTACCTTCTGCGCATGGCCCACCCAGACGCGGGCGCTGACGCCCTTCGCGCAGGAGAGCTCACGCTTGCAGCGACCACGCTTGCGGAGATCCGAGAAGGAAACCTCCTGTCGGAGGTTTCCATCGAGAAGGCAGAGGCCGACCTCAAGGCCATCTTTGGGCCCACCGACCAGACCTAGCCTCACCCGCATACTCCAAAGACCTGGAGGCTGCACGTCTGTTCATCGCCGGCCAGCGCACAGGCGACACCTGGGCACGTCGGCTGGAAGCATCCAAACAAGCTTGCGCCGTTATCATTCCGTGACCTATATTTGGAGGCGCTCCCGGCGTGCCCGGAAGAACCCCAGACCTACGGCCCGTCACCTCCCCCCGGTGACGGGCCGTCGCACGTTCTACCGGCGGCCAACCCGGCGCGCCGGAACCGCGATCGCCGCGAACCCGCTGCCAAGCAACGGCACCGATGCTCCATCAAGCTGCGGATGCCACACGACGATAACGACCGTCACGACGGCCGCCAGCACCGAGCGCGTCAGCTCGATCACCAACGCCGGCGTCCAACCTCCCCTCGACGACGCGACCCGCCGCCGCCGTTCCATGCTGCCCACAGAGCACCCTCCCTCGCTGACTGAGTGATGGGCGGCGCCGCTCTGCGACCAGTCTGCCGGGACGAAAAATGCCTGCACAGCCGCCAAAAGATGGACCCATTTGGCGCAGCGGATACCGCCAAGAGATGGGCCTATTCGGGGAGCCGATACCGCCGAAAGAGTGAACGAGATCGACGCTCTTTCACCTCGATTTCGACAGCGAGTTGGGGGTCAACATGCGAGATCCGATCGGCGAAGACGACCGCGACCAAGTCCGCCGCCTGCACGCTGAAGGGCGCAGCCGCAACGCCATCGCCGCCGCGATCGGGCGCAGCAGCTCGACCGTGTCGAAGATCGCGCGCGAGTTGGGCCTGCCGTTCACCGGCGGCGCTCGGATTGCCGCGGCTACCGCTGCGCGGCAGGAGGATCTCGCGGCGCTGCGCCGCGACCTGACTGCCCGTCTGTACCGGCGGGCCGCAGCCAACTTGGACCGGGTCGAGGCCGACGAGTACGTGCGGGTCGAGCTGCTGCCGACCGGTGACACGGTCGAGGTGGTGAGCGATCACCCGCCAGCGCAGGACGAGAGGCACCACTCACAGGCCATCGGCGGCTATCTGACCAGTGCGGCACGGCTCGCCGAGATCGACGCCGGCACGTCCGGACACGAGGTGCGGTCGATGCTCACCGACTTGGCCAAGGGGCTGCGGGCTGCGTTCGCCGACGAGGACGAGGGGGCCGCGGACGGGGGGTGAGCTGTGCTCGACTCCCTTCCGCTGTCTCGCAAGCAGCTTCGGTCTGTGGCGCAGGCGCAGGCCCGGATCAACCTCTGGCACGGCGCCGTGCGAAGCGGCAAGACGGTGGCGAGCCTGCTCGCGTTCCTTCTGGCCGTGGCCGAGGCGTCGCGGTCCGGCCTGATCGTGATCGTTGGGCGCAGCCTGCAGACGATCGAGCGCAACGTGCTGGAGCCGCTCGCCGATCCGGCGCTGTTTGGGCCGGTCGCGGCGCAGGTCCGGCATACCCGCGGCGCGACAACCGCGGTCATCCTGGGCCGCACGGTGCACTTGATCGGCGCGGCGGATGCGCGGGCCGAGGGCCGGCTGCGTGGCCTGACTGCCTCGCTCGCGTACGTCGACGAGGCGACCCTGCTGCCAGAGGCTTTCTGGACCCAGCTACTCGCGCGCCTCTCGGTGCCCGGCGCCAAGCTGTTGGCGACCACCAACCCTGACAGTCCGCGCCACTGGCTCAAGGCCGGTTACCTCGACCGCGAGCACGAGCTCGACTTGAGGTCATGGCACTTCCGTCTCGCGGACAATCCCTCGCTGTCGCCGGCCTATGTGGCGTCGCTGCAGGCCGAGTACGTCGGTCTGTGGCGGCGGCGGATGATCGATGGTGCGTGGGTGGTGGCCGAGGGCGCGATCTACGACTGCTGGGACGAGCAGCAGCACGTCGTCGACGAGCTGCCGGCGATGTCCCGCTACTGGCTCGGCATCGACTACGGGACGACGAATCCTTTCGCCGCGATCCTGCTCGGGCTCGGCGACGACGGCCGGCTGTACGCCTGCGCTGAGTGGCGATACGACTCCCGCGCCCGGCGCCGGCAGATGACCGATGCGCAGTACAGCGCGGCCCTGCGCGGGTGGCTGGATGCGCTGCAGGTTGAGCCCGAGTGGACGTTCATTGACCCGTCGGCCGCCTCGTTCCTGGCACAGCTGTGGGAGGACGGGCACCCCGGGGTGACCCGGGCCCGTAACGACGTGTTGGACGGCATCCGGTCGACGTCGACCGCTCTCGCGTCCGGCCTGCTGCTCGTGCACCGCTCGTGCGAGGGGTTGCTCGGCGAGCTGCCCGGCTACTCATGGGACGCAACTGCCGCGGCGGCCGGCGAAGACCGACCGCTCAAGCGCGACGACCACTCGGCCGACGCGCTGCGCTACGTCGTCCACTCCACCGCCGCCGAGTGGCGGTACCTGATCTCCGACCTGCTGCAGGAGGTGACCCGTGCCGCTGCCTGACAACAACGTGCCGTGGCCGCCCCGGCAGTGGGCCGGCGAGCTCGCCGAGATGCGCATCGACGATGCGTGGTATTCCGGCGACCCGACCAAGCTCGCCACCGTCTACCGCGACCAGCCCGCCGAGCAGAGCGGCCGGCGCCGGCTGTGGGGACGCGACCGGACCCCGGCCCCGGGCCGGCCCGACACCCGGCTGCACATCCCCATGCCGGCCGACGTCGCCTGCACATCGGCCCGCCTGCTGTTCGCCGAACCGCCGACGCTCACCGTCGAGGACACCGCCACGCAGGCCCGCCTCGACGAGATCACCGACGCGACCGGGCTCGCGAACACCCTGCTCGAAGCGGCCGAGGTGTCCGCGGCTCTGGGCGGGGTGTACCTCTCTGCGGCATGGGATGCCGAGATCGGCCCGCGTCCGCTGCTCACCGCCGTGCACCACGACGCCGCCGTGCCCGAGATCCGGTTCGGGCACCTGGTCGCCGTCACGTTCTGGTCTGAGCTGGAGCGCACCGGCTCGCAGGTCCTGCGCCGGCTGGAGCGGCACGAGCGCGGGATGATCTCGCACGGCCTGTACCTGGGCACCGTCGACAATCTCGGCCGCGCCGTGCCGCTCACGGAGCACCCGACGACCGCGGCCTACGTCGACTCTCTTGGCCCGTCCGGTGTGATCGAGACCGGCATCGACACCGTGACCGCCGCCTATCTGCCCAACATCGGCCCCAACCGGAAGCACCGCGGTTCCCCGCTTGGCCGCTCCGACTTTCAGGGGGTGCACCACCTGTTCGACGCGCTCGACAGCGTGTGGACGTCGTGGATGCGCGACATCCGCCTCGCCCGGGCCCGGCTGATCGTGCCGGCCGGCTATCTCCGCGACCGCGGGCCGGGCAACGGGGCCACGTTCGACGAGGACCGGGACATCTGGCACGCCCTCGATATCCCGCCGACCGAGACCGGTGCCGGCATCACGCTGTCGCAGTTCGCGATCCGGGTCGAGGAGCACCAGCGGTCCGCCGACGCGCTCGTGCGGCAGATCGCCGAGAGCGCCGGCTACTCGGCGCAGACGTTCGGGCTCGACGGTGGATCAACCGCCATGACTGCCACGGAGGTTGACGCGCGCGAGCATCGGAGCATGACCACCCGGAAGACGAAAGCCCGCTACACCTGCCCGCCGCTGGCCGGGATTCTCGGCACGCTGCTGCAGCTGGACCGGGCGCTCGGCTTCTCCACCGTCACCCCCGAGCGGCCCCGAGTCGCCGTCGGGCCGGCGGTCGCCGAAGACCCAACGTCGACAGCACAGACGTTATCTCTCCTCGCGCAGGCGCAGGCCGTATCCACCGAGACGAAGGTGCGCATCCTGCACCCCGAGTGGGACCGCAATGCGGTCGCGGCCGAGGTGCAGCGCATCCACGCCGAGACCGGACTGGCCATTGCCGACCCGGTCCCGGCGTTCGTCAGCTGAGGGACGGCGGCACACCGATGAACGTGTCGCCGTCCTGGTAGGCAATGCCGATCCCGTGATCGGCGAGCAGTTCCTGCAGGTCCTCGTCGGGGAGGGAGGGCAGCAGCACCACGCGGCGCGGCATCTCGGGGTGCTCGTCGGTCTTCACGTACCGGCCGTAGTCGAGCAGCTGGCCGAGCGCCATGCGGACCGCCTCACGGGTGTTGGTGCCCTTGAGCTCGTACAGCACGTGGTCGGTCTGGTCGTACAGATCCGTGAGCAGGGTTGACGTTCGGCCCTTGATCTTGATCTGGAAGCGGCCGACGGTGTGCTGCTGCGCGGTGAGGTACGCCTCGAATGCGTCGCTGAGGTACGCCTCACGGCGCTGCGCCTCGACTTCCGGCACGGCGGACCGCTTGCCCTTTTTCTTCGTGTTCTTCTCCGGCTCGATGAGCTTGCAGGCGGTGATTGCCGCGGCGACCAGCTTCCCTCCGGTGACTGCTGCCGGCGGGATCTCGTCTTCGGCTACACGCTGCACGATGCCGACCGGACGCAGCCGGAAGACGATCGCACGCCGCGGCTGCTTGTCCTCGCCAAGGGATTCGCGGACGACGTAGGGCTTTGCCGTGTCGAGAGTGAACTCGCCGACGTACCGGTGCCGCTTGGTGCCGGTGCCCGGCACCGTGTCGACCGCGACGAACACATGCAGGCGACGACCAGCCTTGACGTGGTCCCGGACAGCAGCATTGTTACCGCCGTACTTGCCGGTGAAGGTCTGGTGTCCCTTCTTGCCTGCGCCCGTGTATTCGAAGATCGGGCCGACCTCGTCCTCTTCGGCGAGCCATCCGTCGTGGTACCCGAACGTGACTCCGACCTCGTGATCGGAGAACAGAGTGATGCTCTTCCGCTCGCGTGAGGGCACGATCCCACCACTGTTCCGGCTACCTCCGTAGACGGCACAGATCTGCGGGCGGGTGCCGATCTGTCCGAGCTTGAACTCGGCGGGCGCATTCGTCATGGACCGACGGTATCTGGCCGCGCTGACAACGCCGTTGGCCGTTGGGGGGTGATCGCGTGCCCGTCTCCCCGTGGATGGCTGAGGATCTCGCCGACCGGGTCCGGGACCTGTACGCCGATGCCGAGCAGCGTCTGCTCGGCATCGTGGCCAGGCAGCTCGCCGACGGATTCGAGGCCCCTGGGTGGGCGGTCGCCAAGTTGGCGGACGTGCAGCCGCTGCGCCGTGCGGCGCAGGGCGTCGTCGACGCGCTCGGCACCGCCATGACGACCGAGGTGCACGACGTCGTCGCGGAGGCTTTCAACCGCGGCGCCCGTACGGGCCTGGCCGAGCTCGGCGCCCTGGCCGACGTCGACGCCGCGCGCATCGCGGAGTCGACGCCGGCCGGCCGCGCCGTCGACCGGCTCGCCGCCGAAACGATCGAGCTCGTCACCGCCACGCATCGCGGCATCCTGCGCGGCGTCGAGGACGGATACCGACAGGTCGTCTCCGAGGTCGCCGCTACTCCCCTGCTCGGCATCGACACCCGCCGCCAGGCAGCCGCCCGCGCCATGGAGCGATTCGCCGACCGCGGCCTGAAATCCTTCGTGGACCGGTCCGGCCGGGCATGGCAGATGACGAGCTACGCCGAGATGGCCGTGCGAACCGCCGTCGGCCGCGCCGCGGTCGCCGGCCAAACCGACCGGCTGCAGGCCGCCGGCGTCGACCTGGTCATCGTGTCCAACGCCCCCCGCGAGTGCCCCCTGTGCCGCAAGTGGGAGGGCAAACTGTTGACCCTGTCCGGCCCGGACGGGCGGCACGAGGTCGAGGTCGAGCACGCCACCGACGACGGCCGCATGCTGCGCGTGTGGGTCGCCGGCAGCGTCGAGGAAGCCCGCAAGGCGGGATTCCAGCACCCCAACTGCCGACACAGCCTCTCGGCGTACACCCCGGGCGTGACGTCGATCGTGCCGCCGATGCGCTCGGACGGCACCGGCTACGAGGCCGGCCAGAGGCAGCGCGCGATCGAGCGCCAGATCCGCAAGTACAAGAACCGCGCCGCCGGCGCCATGACCCCCGAAGCGCGGCAGGTAGCCGAGCAGCGCGTGCGCGACTGGCAGGGCCGGATGCGCGAGCATCTCGCCGCACACCCCGACCTGAAACGACTCCGGTACCGGGAGCAGCCCGGGGCCGGCAACCTGCCCGAGCCCCGCCGGCCGCTCGACCCGGATTCGGTCGAGGCCGCCCGGGTGCGGGCCGGCGACCACCGGACGCCGGCCGAGATGAGCGACGAGCAGCTCGGCGCCGCCATGCGGCACGGCACCCTCGACGAGCGCGACCGCGCCCGCATCGAGGCCGAAGCGAGCCGGCGCGACGAGCAGCAGCTGCTCGACCGCATCCGGTCCGGCGGCCGACTCGCCGAGAACCTCGTCGAGTTCGGCGACGACGAGCTCGCCCGCGCGCTGCCGCTGCTCGACGACCGCGGGGTACTGCGGGTGGCGGCCGAGCTGGACCGGCGCGACATCGACGCCGCCCTGCCCGGCGCCCGCCGCGACCTGATCGCCATGTCCGAGCGGCAGCTCGCCGAACGAGCCCGGCACGCCACCGGCGACGAGCTCGCCCAGCTCGCCGCGGAGGCGGACCGCCGGCAGCTGCTCGCGCAGGTGTTCCCCGGCGGCCGGCTGCGCGACGACCTGTCCACCATGGCCGACGACGTGCTCGGCTGGGCGATGCGCTACACCGACCCGTCCGAGGCGGCGAGCATCGCCGACGAGCTCGACCGCCGATACCCCGTCACCCCGCCCGCCCCGGCGGCCGGGCACGGCGTCGAGGCGCAGCTCGCGAACCGGGCAGCCCTCGACGACGCGCTGCGCCCGGGCTCCCGGATGGACGACTGGTCGTGGATCGACCAGGCGCCCGACGAACACCCGTGGGACCGCCTCCCGGCGGCCGAGCGGTGGCTCGCCGAACGGGAGTGGAGGGAGGCCGGCAACCGAAGCGCGTTCAGCCGCGAGCAGGTGCGGCAGATGTACGACGAGTTCGTGTATCAGCAGTGGCTCGATGCTGAGGAGTGGTGCCGCGGCTACCTGCTCACCAAGAGGGCCGAGCGCGACGGCGTCGACCCGCTCTCGCTGTTCAGTGGGCCCGCCCACATCGCCTACGCCCGCGCATCCGAGGAGCTGAAAAGGTATTGGGCCGAGGTCAGCCCCCGGACCACGCTCGCCGAGTACACCGAGCAGCTCACCGGCGTGCGCTCGGCCGCCGCCGACACCGCCCGCAAGAGCGGTGCCGACGTCCGCAACCGCTTCTGACAGGGGGTGCCATGGGATTTCGAGGCGACGCTGTGCGCGCCGCGGCAGCGGGCCGCGACGCCGCCCGAGCCGGACAGTCGGTGACCGTGTGCCCGCACCCGCGCGAGTCCCTGCTGCGGCTCGCGTGGGTCCGCGGGTACGCCGCCGAACGGCCCACCTTCCTACTTGCCGAGCAAAATCGCTGGGGTCCAGGCGACCAGTAATTGTCAGTAGTGCCAAGTAAGTTGGGATGATGGTCCCACCGAGTCCCCGCAGGGATGACCCCAACCGACCGCCTGCGTGCTGGTCATGGCGCGTCAACGATCGATTCCGCAACCACGTCGAGTGGTACGGCTCCGACAGCTTCTCCCCCGATCTCTCAGTCCGGCGTGATCAACTCATGTCCGTCATGCTGGAGTGGCAGAAATGGCGGTGTGCCATCTGCGGGAAGGGACTCCGAGCAATACGCGGTCCACTGGAGCGAGACCACGACCACAGGACGAACCTCATGCGCGGTTGGCTCTGCGGCGGCTGCAACAAGGCCGAGGGGCGCGCGTCGACCAAGGCTCCTCGTTACGTCAACTACCGCGCAAGGAACCCCGCCTCCATCCTCGGAGTAGAGATCCCGTACACGTCGAGCTGGGCCCGCACCGTGCCCACTGCGGCTCAAGGAATGCTCGCCGACGACTACCGTCGCATCACCACTCGATACAACGACCTGGCACAGGCCGGAGGCGACCCGGCTGCGCTGATCGAGGAACTCAAGCAGCTTTGTGATCGTCTCGCGCACCACACCGGCATAACCGCCTAAGCACGAGATGCAGGGCCCGCACCCGTCCCGGGGCGGGCCCTTTCCCATATCCGCACGCACCCCGGAGGACCCAACAACCATGCCCGCAACGGCACTCCCCATCCACCCGTACACCGGCCTGCAGGCGATCGGCCTGCGCCGTGACGGCCGCCCGATCTGGCCCGTCCGAGGCGGCTCCGGCGAGGGAAGCGACCCCACCACGCCGCCGGCCCCGACCCCCGCGACCGGCGACCCGACCACGCCCGCGATGCCGGCCCCGGCCGCCCCACCGGCCGAGCCGGGCCCGACCGCCGAGCAGCTGGCCGAAGCGCAGCGCCAGGCCACCGAGGCGGCCGAGCAGCGCGACCAGCTGCAGGCCGCCCTCGACGCGATCAACAAGGCGATCAACCCCGACGCGACCGGCGCGGAGTCCGATCCGGCACAGCTCGCCGCCGCCGTGGCCGACCGTGACCGGCAGCTCGCCGGCCTGGGCGAGCAGCTGCGCGCCGCGCGGGTCGAGCTCGCCGCGCACAAGGCGGCCGAGACCGCCGGCGCGCGCCCCGACCGGCTCCTCAACAGCCGCGCGTTCGTCGCCGCGCTGTCCGCCCTCGACCCGTCCGACGCGCAGTTCGACACGGCGCTGCAGGCCGCGATCACGGCCGCCGTTGAGAGCGACCCCGAGCTCTACCGCGCCACCACCGCGCCGGCCCGGTCCGGCGGCGAGTTCCGCGGCGCGCCCACCACCCGCCCACAGCCGGCATCGCTGCTCGAAGCGATCTCGGCCCGGCTCAACAAGTAAGGAGGCACCCGCCTTATGGCTATCACCCTGGCCGACGCGCGGCTCAACGCGCAGGACGACGTCGACATGCAGGTGATCGACGAGTTCCGGAAGTCGAGTTGGCTGCTCGACAACCTCACCTTCGACAACGTCGTGAACCCCGCCGGTGGCGGCGCGACCCTCACCTACGGATACACCCGGCTCGTGGCGGAGCGCGGCGCGCAGTTCCGCCCGATCGGCACGGAGTACCCCAAGCAGCAGGCCAAGCGGCAGCGGTACACGGTCGACCTGTCGCCGCTCGGCGGTAGCTTCGAGATCGACCGCACGCTCGCGAACCTGGGCCCCGCCGCCACGGCGGAAGTCGCGTTCCAGATGGACCAGACGATCAAGAGCGCGAACGCGTTCTTCTCCGACCAGGTGATCAACGGCAAGCGGATCGCAACCCCGGGCGCTGAGGCCGGTTTCGACGGCCTCGACCGCGCGCTCGCCGGAAGCTCCACCGAGATGGGCGCCGGCGCCTCCCTCGACTGGACCGGCGCCACGCTCGGCACCGATCCGGGCAAGATTCACGCCGCGCTCGACGTCCTCGACGAGTTCCTCGGGCTACTCGACGGCACCCCGTCGGGCCTGCTCGGCAACAAGAAGACCATTGCCCGGGTGCGCAGCCTGGCGCGGCGGGCCGGCTACTACAGCCGCACCGAGAACGCGTTCGGCCAGACGATCGAGAGCTACAACGGCGTCCCGTTCGTCGACCTGGGTGCGGTCGCGGGCAGCTCCAACCCCGTGATCCCGATCGAGAGCCGGGACGTCGACGGCGCCGGCCCCGGTACCGCGATCATGGGCCTTACCGACCTGTACGCGGTCCGCCTGGGCCTCGACGGTTTCCACGGCGTGAGCACGACCGGCAACGCGATCGTGCGGCAGTGGCTGCCGGATTTCTCAACGAGTGGCGCGGTCAAGACTGGTGAGGTCGAGCTCGGTCCGGTGGCGGTCGCGCTCAAGGCGACCAAGGCCGCGGCGGTTCTGCGGAACATCAAGGTGCAGTGATGCGGTACTCGATCACCGCGCCGACCACGGACGACGAGACGATCGCCGGCGTCCACTTCGCCGCCGGCTGCGCCACCGCCACCGACCCCGACGAGGGGGCGCTGCTGTACTTCCGTCGCCACGGCTACGAGGTCGAGCAGCTCGACGACGACCCCGGCGACGCTGGCACCGAGGACACCGGCATGTGGCCGGCGGGCGACAGCTCGCCGGCCCCTTCCACATCCAAGGGGCGCACCGCCCGCGCCAAGTAGAGGGGGTGACCGTGGCACGCGCCTATGCCACCCCGGAGCAGCTCGCCGCGTGGCTCGGCCAGCCGGCGCCGTCGGACGCCGAGCGGCTGCTCGCCCGTGCGTCCGATGACATCGACGCCGGACTGCTCACCGCCCGCTACCCGGTCGACCCGGCCGGCGTTCCCACCGACCCCGTGCACGTGGCTGCCCTCGCCGACTCGGTCTGTGCGCAGGTCGAGTATCAGCTCGCCGCGGGAGAGGACGGCACCGGCGCGTCGGCCCGCTGGTCGAGCGTGAGCGCCGGCTCGATCAGCTTGTCGGCGAGCAGCCCCGGCCCGGCCGGCGGCGCCGTCGACCTGGCACCGCGGGCACGCCGCGCCCTGCAGCGAGCCGGACTGACCGGACACGGGGTGCACCCATGGTGAGCCGCGTACCGGGGTGGCTGCTGCGCCACCGGATCACCGTCGAGCCCTACCTCGGGGATTCGGCGTATGGACCCGTCTACGGCCCGCCGGTGGCCGACGTGCCCGCGCTCGTCTCCGACACGGTCCGACTCGTCAGGGCCCCGGACGGCCGGCAGGTCGTCAGCTCGGCGCAGGTCTTGCTCGGCCTCGACGCTGTCGTGCCGCCCGGCTCTCGGATCACGCTCCCATCCGGCCGGATCACGACCCCAATCACCGTCGCCACGGTCGACGCCCCGGGCCTGCCCGTGCCCGCCCACCTGGAGGTGAGCTGCGAATGAGCCCAAGCCGCGCCCGGATTACGTGGACCGGTGACGCCGTCCTGCAGGCCGAGCGCGCCGGCGCTGCCCTCGGCCTGTTCGCCGCCGCCGAGCACGTGCTACAGCGGTCCCGCGAGCGCGTGCCGATCGAAGAGGGCACCCTCGAACGCTCCGGGGTCGCGTCCATCAACGAGCAGCAGCTGACCGCCGCCGTGTCCTACGACACCCAGTACGCCGTCCGGGTGCACGAGGACATGAACGCCCGGCACGACGCCGGCCGGAGCGCGAAGTACCTCGAACGCCCGCTCGCCGAAGAGGCCGGGACGGTCAAGCAGATCATCGCTGCAGCAGTACGGCAGGCCCTCCACTAGTGCTGTGATCCTGCGCCTGCGGCCCCTGACCAGCTCCACCGCCATCGCGCCCTTCTGAGCTGGACGTCTCACACCGTCTAACCAGTCGAGCGGCCCACCCGTCAGGTCAGTGTGCTATGTAATTCATTCTGACCCGTAAGCACTGATTGATGATCAGAGTAGCCGGACCAATGGTGAGGGACTGAATGAGACCCGAAAGAAAGCTCCTTTCGCACGGCGTTAATGAAGTCGTCAAGGGCCTGGTAAGCCGGACGCCACTCCTCCCGAAATCTCTCAACGGTAAATGTTTCAGAATCGCGCACATGGACGAATAGCTCGTGGATCCTATCGTCCAACTCTCTAGCCTTTAACGCGACAGGCTCGGGAGTATAAAGCCATACGGAGGTCAGCGCGCCATTCCACGCGATGCCAGCTCTATAGATGCTTTCAATCGCATCGCATCGCTCCTTTGAGTTCGAAGCTGTGCAGCCCATTTCACGAATCAGATCGAGGATCTTATAGAATTCTTTCCCGAGCTCCTGGCACGCCTGAACTCGCCGGTCCCTCTGCCACCGCTCCGACTCTCGCCTCGCATCCGAAAGCCGCCCCGCAAGTAGACCGACAAGGCCGAACCCGGCAGCAATTAACGTGGCAATGGCTGGCTGCATTGCGCAACTCCATATCAACGACATAAACTGTGAATCTACCGTCGATTACAATTCTTCCTCCCAGTTGCCGGCTTCCCGCGAGAGATGCCTAATGAGGAGGTAGTCACAGGAGCTGGTGAGTGTCTGAATGCAGAAACCCTGCGCCTGAGCGTCAATGAGCGCTGTGCGCAGCGCATGTCGCCAGCGTCCGGCACGTGCGGGGTCCTCGCGGCGCATGGTCTCGATGTCCGGAGGGATGGCACACAACTGCTGCGTTCTGAAATGAGCGACGAGCAGCTCCGGCTCGCCATCCATCCCTTTGTCCAGTCGGCGCCACGCACCGGGCCTTACGATCGGCTCTGGAGCCTTTCTGTATGGCATACAGTCGAGAAGTTCGATGACGTCGGGGGCAAACAGTGGCCAGATGACGAATAGTCGATCACTGGCTTGATCAGCGTTGATCCCGTCATCCAGGGAGTTGATCCCGTCATCGAGGGAACCGTAAAAGTCGACCAGATACTCAGCGGCTCTGGCGCCAAGCTTCACAAGGTTGAAGTGCGCATTTCGGCGCACTAATGGGTCAAAGGTCCAGGTCACTGTGTTGATATCGCGGCGCATAGCCCACACCCGCAGGTTCAGCTTCAAGGCGAAGCCGATTCCCTGGCTTCGCACCCCAGGGCGAACACCCGTGATGTGACAGTGCAGGGAGAGCTCATCGCGCCAACCAAGGAAGGCAGCACAGGCCCCGAGCAACTCGCCACCCCTGAATGCCCCTACGATGTAGTTCCCCTCATGAGCCAGCGCGCGCAGAATGGCGGAATTAACCGGCTCGGCAGGTCCGGTTTTCCATATATCAGAAAACAGCTTGGCCATCATCTTGAGGGTGGGAACGTCGGCGACTTCTCGTATCTCGACACCGGCATGTGTTTCCGCTGCAGCTGCAGCGACAGCTGCCCGGTCGAGCATGTCAGAGCGGAGCGTCACCAGTGGGGCTTTGTCATCCATGTGGGAGTCCTCCGAGACGGGAGGCTTGGATGCCACATTCGTCAGGTGCAACCACTTTCAACCTGCCCAACCAGCAGTCCTTGTGCAAGTCGATCAATGCTGCAGCAAAGCGCCCTTAGAGGGCGGCGGTGGCAACACCCTCGCGCCAATCCGATGAATATGCGCCGTCACGGCACTAGGCCGCCCCGGACCGGCGTCGATTTCCCTTCGTTCGAACCCGTGTTTCGGCGCTACCTCGACCGAGCGGCTCCCGACGAATCGTCCGGAGGCGATGCACTTGCCCGACCTGCTCGACGGGCTCGCCCGTTACCTGCAGGCTGCCGGCCTGCTCACCTACGACCCCACCGGCACCCGCGGCGACACGTTCATCGAGACACTGCCGCAGTCACCCGACCGAGCAGTGCAGCTCTCCCTCTACGGCGCCGGCGAACCCGACGCCGCGAACCCCTGGGACGAGCGGTCGCTGCAGGTCCGCGTGCGCGGCACCGCTGACCCCCGCATCTCCCGGACCCGCGCCGAAGCGATCTACGCAGCGCTGCACGGACTCGCCGGCATCGAACTCCCGGGCGGGGCATGGCTCGTGCTGTGCATCGCGCAGCAGACCCCCTACCCGCTCGGCGTCGACGCCACCGGCCGGCACGAGCACACCACGAACTACCGCCTCGACATCGAGGGACCCAACCGACCTACCTAGGAGGTGACTTGTGGCCACCACTGCCCGCCCCATCGACGCACGAGGCTGGATCTTCGAGGCGCAGGACATCACAGCCGCCACCGAGACGTGGCTGCGAATCGGCATGCTCACCAGCTTCACGCACAACCCTGGTGAGAACGAGGAGACCGAAGAGACGACCTCGTTCGACGATGAGGGCTACTACAACCAGGACGTCATGCAGCGCGGCGCGACGATCGAGCTCGAATCTCGTTACGCCGCGGACAAGACCGGCGTACAGGACCCGGGACAGCACTACATCGACGCCGTGTGGGCGAACCGGCTCGGCGTCGACTCGCACAACCCCGTGCGCTGGCGCCACCGGACACAGACGACATGGGTCGTGTGGGACGCCACCGTGACCCCCGGCGAGCAGGGAGGCGGCGTCAACGAGAAGACGAGTTGGTCGGCGACCATCACCCGGTGCGGCAAGCCCACCACGGCGGCCGTGAGCGGGGGTGGCTCGTGACCCACCCCGACGAGCTGCTCGACCTCGACGAGCACGACCAGGTCGACGGCGCCGCGCCGGACGTCGCGGACTTCGACGCGTTCTTTGCCGAACAGACCCGGCAGGCCGGCGCCGTCCTGCGCCTGTACGGGCGCGAGTACCACCTGCCCGACTCGCTGCCGATCATGTTCGCGCTGCAGATGGAGCGGCTCCAGCACTCGGAGAACCCCGACGACGTCCGCACCATGCTGCGCACCCTGGTTGGCGAGGATGCCCTCGACTTCTGGGCCGAGCACGGCATGACCGACCGGCAGCTCGGCATCGTGCTGATCTGGACCGCGGCCAACGTCCGCCGGCCCGGCAGCCTCACCATGGAGCGCGCGGCCGAGCTGCACGACGAGCAGTCCGCGACCAAGGCCGCGGGAAAAGCCCCTGCGCCGGCCCCGAACCGGGCAGCGCGGCGCGGGAAGAGCAAGGGTCGGGCGGGCTCTGGTCGGCGGTCCTGACGCACTGGGCCGCGGTCGAGTCGGATCTCGCCCGCACCTACCACCTGACCGCCGAGCAGATCGCCGGATTGACCGAGCGTCGGTTCGTGGTGCTGCTCGGCGGACTCGACGAGCAAAGCCGCTTTCGGGAGCTGTGGGCCCGCACGCCCCGACTCGTCGACGACCCCGCGGACATCGCAGCGATCACCGGGCTGTCACCCAACGGCTAGGCATCACCGGCTGCATCAGGTCGAATACCACGGCTTCGCTGGTTCGAGTCATCCGGCGCAGGTTGCGCTCGGCAAGGGGGTGAGCAGCCGTGGCTCTGACCGTGGGCGAGCTGCTCGCCGTGATCGACGTCGACGACTCCGGCGCCGAGCAGGGCCTGCACCGGGTCGAGGCCGGCATCCGCCGAACAGCCGGGGTCGTCGAGGACGAGGCGCGCCGCGGCGGCCGGCAGGCCGGGCGCGAGCTCGGCGAGGGCATCGCCGACGAGTCCGAGCACGGCGCCGACAAGGCCGGCGCCGGCATCGCCGACGCGCTCGGCAAGGTCAAGGGGCTGATCATCGGCGGCGCGATCGGCGCCGCGGTCATGGCCGGCCTGCACGAGGCGATCGACCAGGACAAGCAGTCCGACCTACTCGCCGCCAAGGTGGGCGCCTCCCCGCAGCAGGCCGCCGAGCTTGGCAAGGCGGCAGGCGCCCTGTACTCCAAGGGCTACACCGACTCTGTCGAGGCCGCGAACGAGTCACTCAAAGCTCTGTGGCAGCAGGGGCTCGTACCGGCCGACGCAACGTCCGAGCAGCTGACCAAGGTGGGCGGACGACTGCAGCAGGTCGCCGACATCATGGGCGAGGACGTCGGCCCGACCGCGAACGCGGTCGGGCAGATGCTCAAAACGGGAATGGCGAAGAACGCCGACGAGGCATTCGACATTCTCGTGCGCGGCACTCAGATCGGCGCCAATAAAGCCGAGGATCTGCTCGACACATTCAACGAATACCCCGTGCAGTTTCGGGATCTCGGCATCGACGGCAAGCAAGCCATGGGCCTAATCCAACAGGGATTGCAGGCCGGCGCACGCGACGCCGATATCGTCGCCGATGCATTCAAAGAACTCAACATCCGAGTTAAGGACGGCAGCGCGGCGGACGGGCTCAAAGCTCTTGGGTTGAACGCCGACCAGATGGCCACGGCTTTCAACAAGGGCGGGCCGGCCGCGAATGCTGCGCTTGATCAGATCATGGACCGGCTACGGCAGGTCAAGGACCCGACCGAGCGATCGAAGCTGTCGTTCCAGATGCTAGGAACTCAGGCCGAAGACCTGTCGCAAGCCCTTTTTTCCATGGACCCCTCAGCCGCGGTCGCCGGCCTGGGCGCCGTCGACGGCGCCGCCGCCAAGGCCGGCGACACGATGCGCGACAACGCCTCGACCAAGCTCACCGAGTTCACGCGCGGGCTACAGCAGGGGCTCGTCGAGGTGCTCGGCTCCAAGGTCGTGCCCGCGCTGCTCGTAGCCGCGAACTGGGTCGGCACGCTGGCCGGCAAGTTCGGCACGGCTGCCGCGTTCGTGCGCGAGCACGGGCTCGCGTTCTCGATCGTGGCCGGCGTGATCACGGCCGTTCTGCTGCCGACCCTGATCGCGCTTGCCGTGCAGGGCACGACCACCGCGGCTACCGCGGTTGTCGGGTGGGCTACCCAGTCAGCCGCAGCCGTCCGCACGGCAGCGACCTACCTCGTCACCAACGCCGAGATGGTCGCCGGGTGGGTGGCGCAGGGTGTCGCGGCCGGCGCCGCCGCGGTGCGGGTCGTCGCCTCCTGGGTGCTCATGGGCACACAGAGCCTGTTGCAGGCCGCCCGCATGGCTGCTGCGTGGGTGCTTGCCATGGGCCCGGTCGGCTGGATCATCGCCGCGGTGGTCGCCCTAGTCGCGCTCGTGGTGGCCAACTGGGACACGATCCGCAACGCGACGGCCGCAGCCTGGGATTGGATCTGGTCCAAGATCAAGGCTGTCGCCGGATTCCTCGTCGACATCTTCATGAATTTCACACTCCCCGGACTCCTGATCAAGCACTGGGATTCCATCAAGTCGGGAGCCGTGACCGCATGGAATGCCGTAATCGATTTCGTAAAGGCGATCCCGCAGCAGCTCATCAACTTCTTTCTAAACTGGACTTTGGTCGGCCTGATCATCAAGCATTGGGACTCGATCAAATCCGGCGTGGTTGATAAAGCAACGGGCCTGATCGACTATGTACGCGGGCTGCCAGGCCGGATCGCGGACGGAATCGGAAACCTGAGCTCTCTCCTGCTCGACAAGGGCCGCGACGTCGTGCGCGGCCTGTGGGAGGGAATTCAGTCCATGGGCTCTTGGCTGCGAAACACCCTGATGGGCTGGGCCAAGAACCTGATTCCGGGGCCGATCGCGAAGGCTCTCGGCATCCACTCGCCGTCGCGGGTCATGGCGCGCGACATCGGCCGCTGGATTCCCGCCGGCATCATCTCGGGGATCGAGGGCGGGCAGGGCGCGCTCGCCCGCACCATGCGCGACCTGGTCGACGTCCCCGACACTCCCGCGCTGTCCGCGGTCGCCCGCCCGGTGCCAACTCCCCGGCCTGCGCTTGCCGTTGCAGGCGCAGCGCCGTTCGGTGCGGCCGGCGGGCCTCTCGTGCACATCGACAACTGGCACGCCGCGGCGGACCAGTCAGCCGATCAGACCGCCGCCGCGCTCGCGTGGCAGATGAAGGGACGGGGGTGGTGATCAGTGCCTGCCGGCGACAAGGTCACCGCCCCCGGTCACGTCCAGTTCGGCGACCTGCTGCTCGGCCCGGGCACCCCGTACCGGTGGCGCACGATCGCCGGATGGGAAGACACACCCGGGCTCGACTCCGGCACGATCAACCGCCCGGCCGCGCACGGCGCTTACCCCGGTGAGCTGTGGGCGCAGCCGCGGACGATCACGCTCGACGGGATCACGATCCGCTCGCCCGCGGACCAGATCGGCGCCACCGTTCGGCAGCTCGCCGCCGGCACCGCGCTGAGCACCGACGAGCAGCCGCTCGTCGTCCAGCTCGACGAGCGCGGCCCGTTGATGGTGTTCGCCCGGTGCCTGCGCCGCGCGATCCCGGTCGGCAAGGGCTACCGGGTGGGCACCATCACGGGCGCGGCGCTGCAGTGGGAGGCGAGCGACCCGCGCCGGTACTCGCTCGCCGAGCAGAGCGCCGAGACCGGCCTGCCGCGGGACGAGGCCGGCCTCGACTGGCACGTCTCCCCGTCCGGCCCGGTGCAGGTCCTGCCCGCCCTGCAGGCCGCAGGGCAGACGCCGCTCACCGCGTGGTGGGCGCTGCAGGGGCTCACCCTGGGCAGCACCGCCGGCGCCGCAACGGTCACCGTCACCGCCGCAACGTCCAACCTGCCGGCACAGGTGGCGTGGGTCGGGCCGGCCGGCGGCACGAGTGCGTTCCCGGTCCGGCCGGGCGACAGCGTCACGTTCCGGGCGCTGCAGCTGCCGGCCGGCGCCGAGGTCAACATCGAGTGGTCGAGCGCCGCCGGTGACTACCTCTCGACGACGTACGGGCAGAGCGCGGATCAGGTGTCCGGCGCCGCTCCGGCGAACGCCGCCTACGTGCGGCCGATCATGGAATGGGACGCGATCCCGACGCCGGCAACCGTGCCGATCGGCGCCTCGACGCTCACCGTCCCGAGCCCCTACAGCGAGAGCCTGCTTTCGCTCGACCTGGGCACGGCCGGCTCGACCGGCACCCTCACCGCGTACAACGCCGGCAACGCAGACGCCCCCGCGCAGCTCGCCATCCGCGGGCCGATCTCCGGTCCGACGCTCACCGACATGACCACCGGCCGCACCTGGTCGTACGACATCGAGCTCGCCGCCGGCGACGAGCTGCTCGTCGACTCCGCGGCCGGCACGGTCACGCTCGGCGGCGCCTCCCGGCTCTACACCGCCACCAGCACCAGCGCGCCCGAACAACTGCTCGTCATCCCGCCCGGAGTCCGCGAGTTCGCGTTTCGTGCCGCGCCCGACACCCCGACCGATCCCGCCGCCCGCGCCGTCCTGCGCTGGAGGCACGCCTACTGGTAAGGAGGCACCCGCCTTGACCGTGCGCGCCGCCTGGCTGCCACCGGCCGGCCAGACCCGGGCCGACACCCGCGCCGCCCCCACCGGCACCATGACCCCCGCCGGCCCCCTCACCACCGCCCCCGGCATCATCCCCGGCGGCAACCCCCTCGCCCTCACCGGCACCGCCGGCCTGCAGGCGCAGCTCGACGTCGGCCGCGCCATCGTGCAGGGCACCACCGCGCAGGGCGCCTACTCCGTCGTTGTGACCGTGCCCGAGGTGCTCACCTTCACCCCCGGACACGCGCAGTACGACCGGCTCGACCTGGTCGTGCTCCGCGTGTACGACACCCTGTTCGACTCGACCGGCAAGAGCCTGGCCGTGGTCGAGATCGTGCCCGGCCTGCCGGCCGCGGCCCCGCAGCCGCCGGCGACACCGGCCTGCTCGCTCCCCCTCTGGCAGGTCCGCGTACCGGTCGGCGCGTCCGCGATCACCTGGGCCTCGGCGCTCACCGACCTACGGGCCTACACGGTGGCGGCCGGCGGCATCCGCCCGGACGCCAGCACGACCCCGGGCGCCTACGTCGGGCAGCTTCGCGACACCGGAGCCCGGATCGAACGCTGGTCCGGTACCGCGTGGGTGCCCTACCCGGCCGCGCTCGGCGGGATCGCACCGAGCACCCTCGCCGCTGGCTCCTACATCGGCCAGTGGCGAGACGGCGCGAACGGCCCCGAACGGTGGAACGGCTCGGCCTGGCAGCCCTTCGGGGCGTGGACCGCCTACACCCCGACGTGGACCGCCACCACCACGAACCCGATCCTCGGAAACGGCACGCTCGTCACCCGGTACTCCCGCGTCGGCAAAACGATCACCTACGTGGGCACGCTGCGGGCCGGCACCACCACCAACGGCGGCAACGGCGTCTGGAACATGACCCTGCCCGTGCAGGCCGCCAACAACGGCATCACCGTCCAAGGACCCTGCTCGTACGTGGCGTTCGGCAGCAACAACTACATCGGAAACGCCGCCATCGCCCCCGGCGCAACGGCCGTCGGATTCACGGTCAAGACCGCGACCAACGCCGCTCAGTACGACAACGTCAGCAACACGGTTCCCGTCGCGACGTCGTCCGTCATCGGCCTGAGCTGGGCCATCACGTACGAGAGCGTGTGAGGGGGCCGCTTGCGCACCCCGTACCGCGTACTGATCTGCGACCTGCGGTCCGATCAGCTGCTCGACGTCCTACCGCTGTGGGATGTCTCCTTCGACGAGTTCCTCGGGAAGACCGGGACCCTGTCGGCCGCAGTGCGGCTCACCGATCGGCAGCTCGCCGCCCGCGCCCGCGAAAGCCTGATCCCGGGGCGCACCGCGCTGTGGGTCGAGCGCGGCGCCGACCTGTGGTGGGGCGGCATCCTGTGGACCACCCACCGGAGCAGCGACGCCCGCGGGTACTCGGCGCTGCAGCTGCAGGCTGCCACCTGGGACAGCTACCTCGCCCGCCGGATGCTGTACGACTCCCAAATCGCCACCGGGATCGATCAGTTCGACATCGTCCGGGACCTGATCGACTACGCCGCGGCGCAGCCCGGCGGAGACATCGGCATCGAGTACGACACCGCCCTGTCCGGCGTCACCCGCGACCGCAGCTACTCGCGGTTCGACCTGCCGATCATCCGCGATCTGATCGACCAACTCGCCAAGGTCGAGAACGGTTTCGAGTGGCGGATCACCTCGAATCGTGACCCGGCGACCGGCCGCAGGATCAAACTGCTGCAGTTCGGATCACCGGTGATCCGGGCCGGCGCCCGGGACATCGTGATGACTCACCCGGGCCCGATCCTGTCCTACGCCTGGCCCACCGACGCGACCGGGCAGGCGAACGCCTGGCAGAGCCGCGGCTCGTCGACCAACCGGAATCAGACCGTCGCCTCGACGCCGCTCATGTCGCAGCTGCTCGACTACCCCGACGACGTCGCGGCCGGTTGGCCCCGGCTCGACGGCAGCTCGGACTACACCACGGTCGAGGTGCAGGAAACCCTCGACGCGCACGCCCGGGCCGACGCCGCCGCGCGGCTACGCCCGGCCAGCGTCCCCGAGATCACCGTGCGCCTGGACGGACAGATCACTCCCGCCCTACTCGGCGCGACCATCCGAGTCCGGATCACCGACCTGTGGTGGCCCGAGGGCATGACCGGCCGCTACCGGATCGTCGGCTGGTCCGTCACCCCACCCCAACGAGGCCGGCCAGAGTCGGCCAAATTGCTATTGGAGGCTGCCTAGTGGCTGCGATCCCGCAGGATCTGCTCGACCGAATCCGCACCCTCGAACGGACCGTGCGCGAGCTCGCCGGCCGTGGTCAGACCCGGCCCGCGCTCGACCAGATCCAGCACGGGCAGGTCGTCATCGCCGAGGGCGGCACCCTAACCGTGCAGGACGGGGACGGCACCAAGGTTCTGCACATCGGAGGTGTGCAGCCCAACCACACCGACGGCACCCCGCAGTACGGGATGCTCGTGCGCCGCGAAGACGGCACCCTCGCCCTGTCCATGTGGACCGGCGGGCCCGAGCCGCAGGGCATCGACATCTGGGACTCACGAGGGAAGGTCATCTTCTCCGAGGACCGGGTCGCCGGCGGGCTCGCCCGCCCCTACCTCTCCACCCCGCTCTACCCGACCAACAACCTCGACCAGTACGGCTGGACCGACTCCAGCACCCCCTACGAGCTCTGGGCCGGCTCCCACGTCCGGCACCACCCGAAACTCTTCGTATCCGGCTACCTGCAGGCTGACGCCGGCACCGTCGGGGCCTGCCAGGTCTACATCAACGACGACCCGTGGGGCGACGTCCACCAGACCAACGGCGGGTGGGACTACTGGAGCGACGGGGCAAAGCCGTGCCCCGGCAACTACATGCAGTACGTCGACATCTCGATCCGCGCATGGCGCGTGTCCGGCACCGGCCGCGTCCGGGTCTGCCCCGACGCCGCAATCGGCCAGCAGTCCTAGCCGGCCGCCACCAACCCCCAACCACCACAGCCCCCGAGCCCCCCGGCTCGGGGGCTTTCGCATGTCTGGAGACAACCACCGTGGCACGTATGCCCGGCGCCGCCTGGCGCCCCGTGATCAACCGAACCCCTTCCGGCCGCACGGAGCAGCGCGGCCTCGTCCTGCACGTGCAGGACGGCCGCAACAGCCCGTATGGCTGGTTCAACGACGAGGACTCGGAGGCTTCGTCCGACTTCTGGGTGAGCACCTCCGGCCGCATCGAGCAGTACGTCGACACCGGGTCCGACCGCGCATGGGCGCAGGGCGCCGGCAACCGCGCGTACGCCTCGGTCGAGACCGAGGGCTACCCCGACGAGCCGCTCACCGACGCGCAGATCGAGGGCGTCGCGCAGATCTACGCCTGGGGCGCCCGCCTGTGGGGCTGGCCCCTGCAGGTCATCGACTCCACCACCGGCCGCGGCCTCACCTTCCACGGGGCCGGCGGTGCAGCGTGGGGCGGACACCCGGACTGCCCGGGCGAGATCCGCAAGGCGCAGCGCGGCGCGATCATCGCCCGCGCCGCCGAGCTGCTCGGCAAGCCCACCCCCGCGCAGCCGAGCCCGCCGGCGTCGAGCTACCCGTCGTGGCCCGGCCGGTACATCTCCCTGCGCTCCCCGTTCATGCGCGGCGACGACGTCCGTCAGTGGCAGCAGCGCATGCGCGACCGCGGGTGGCGCATCGACGTCGACGGCGTGTTCGGCCCGCAGTCCGCCGGCGTAGCCCACGCCTTCCAGGCCGAGAAGGGGCTCGACCCGGATTCGATCCTCGGGCCGGCCACCTGGGCTGCCGCGTGGACCGCGCCCCTCACCTGACACCAACCGAGAGGAAACGATTCCCCATGACCGACGCCACCCGGCGCACCATCCGCACCGGTCTGCAGACCCTGCTCGGTCTGCTCGCCGCCCTCCCTCTGCTCGTCGACACCGCCGGCGTCCCGCACGCCCTGCCCGGCGTCGCCGTCGCGCTCACCGTCGCCGGCGCCGTCACTCGCGTGATGGCGCTTCCCGTCGTCGAGCAGCTGCTGCCCGCGTGGCTGCGCACCCCGCCGCCGAAGGAGGACACCGACCAGTGACCGACGCGACGACCGGCGTCGACCACCTCGACGCCCTCGTGCTGTGGTGCGGCGCCGTCGTCGCCATCGCCGGCCCGGCCGGCCTGCTCTGGCGCGCCACCCGCGGCGCGCACCGGCTCGCCCGCAAGGTCGAGGACTTCGTCGACGACTGGGCCGGCACCGACGAGCACCCCGGCGTCATGGCCCGGCTCGACCGGATCGAGCACAAGCTCGGCACCGTCGAGCACGAGCTGCACCCCAACTCGGGCGGAAGCTTGCGTGATGCGGTCGACCGCGTCGACCAGCGCACCGCCCGCCACCTCGACCCCCCGTAG